ATTTACGATTGGGAAGAAAATGATGTTTTTAAATACTTTTATGAAAAAAACATTGAGTATTGTCCTGTTTATGATTTGCAGCTATGGAACGGTGACCAATTTAGGGTCGCTACACCAATACACCAAGAGGCAGCTAAAACTTTCCATAGGCTAAAAACCCTCGACCCTGTTTTGTATTCACAAGTTATTGAAATCTTTCCGGATATGCTTGTTCAGGAAAGGTATTACAAAGAATTTAACAAAGACTCTATAAAGCAAAAATATGCGGGAAGCCTGCAATCAATACTACAATACATTAAAGACACGATAACTGACCCAAAACAAAAACACGAAGCATATAAAAACTTTCAAAGTTGCGTAAAACTTCACCGTTACTCGCCAGAGGCTTATCCCCTAAAACATATTTTTAACCATTTTCTCGGCGGTGGTTACAAACGAGTAATTATGCCCATGAGAGAGGAAGAACGGTAATGTCAGACCCAATAGAAACAATAGAGTGGATTGATAGCGAAAGTCTTATAGCAAATGATTACAACCCAAATATAGTTTTCTCGCCGGAGCTGAAAGCCTTGGAGAAAAATATACTAGCTATTGGCTGGGTTCAGCCTGTAATAGCAACTAAAGACAAAATTATAGTGGATGGTTTTCATAGAACCATGCTTTCAAAAGAATCTAAAAAGCTGAAAGAAAAATATAACGGTAAGGTTCCTTGCGTTATGTTTGATGTCCCAAGGGATGAGGCAATGATTTTAACTATCAGGATGAATAGAGCAAAAGGCAGTCATGTAGCAGTTAGGATGTCCAGTATGGTTAAAGAGCTTATTGATACCCACAAATGGGCAGCAGACAATTTGGCAACTGAATTAGGGGCGACCAAAAAAGAAATAGACCTTTTGTATCAAGATGGAGTTTTCAAATTTAGAAATATAAAGAATTACAAATATTCAAAAGCTTGGTATCCCGCTTATGCAGACGAAATTATTGAAGCCTAGTGTTTACGAAGAAGTCTCTGTTTTCAAGCACTTAGGAGCTAAAGAACGAGTAAGTATAAGTAACACTCAAAATACTCTGTGGTTTATAATGCAAATAGACGGAGAGCTAGCTGGGTGTTGCGGTTTGTATTTAGCGAAAGCAAAAGCAAGATTAAAAAGCGTTTACACATTGCCTCAATACAGGGGACAAGGGCTAGGCGATTTGGCTACAGATTACAGGATAAATAAAGCAAAAGAGCTCAATTATAAACAAGTGGAAACATTGACCGTTAACCCAAGCTATTACGCAAAAAAAGGCTTTGTAATGAAATCAAAAGTGCGTAATGGAGTTTGGAAAATGACAAGAGATTTAGTATGAACTCATATAACGGCTTTACGCCAGCGCAAAGAATGAAAGCTTTACAGTGGTCTAAACAGCAGGTAGCTCTAGGTTTAAGAGATAAAAAACCAGAAAGCTGTGATATATGCGGACAAAGAAATGGTTTTTTGTGCCGTCATAGCGAAAATTATAGCGAGCCTTTTGGTGACCATATCGGCGAACTAGGCTTATGTTATATATGCCACATGATGATTCATTGCCGTTTTAAAAACCCAGATAAGTGGGCCTCTTATAAAAAAACAATAGCTGAAAATATGAGGTATGTAGCTTATAAAGGAGCTAACTGGTTGAGATTTAAAAAAGAGTTTTTGAGCAAGCATGAAATATTTGCCTTTGTAGAGCCTTCTAGCGATAACAATATTGACGTAATCAATAAAATAGAAAGCGGGTATTATTTAAATGGAACTAATTGAAAATGTCGGCGGTAGACCTGTAAAAACTCTTACCAATGAACAGGTTGGCGAGGTTTCTACTTTGGCGGCAGTTTTAACCAAGTCCCAACTAGCTGATTATTTTGGTATGTCAGAGAATACTTTTAGGGCGGTTGAAGAAAGACAGCCGGAGGTTTTTGAGGCTTATAAAAAAGGGAGGGCAAAAGCGACCAGCATGGTAGCTGGGCATCTAATAAAACAGATTCAATCCGGCAATACGGCAGCAACGATATTTTGGCTAAAGACTCAAGCAGGCTGGAAAGAACAAGACACAATGAACTTATCTTTAGAAAAAAACAATGTAATCACAATAGTCGATGCAACTTCCCCTGACTAAACCTCAAAAAAAATTTGTAATGTCCAAGGCTAGGTTCCCAGCCATTATAGGAGGGCTTGGCTCTGGCAAAACTAAAGCGGGGATAGTTAGGCTCATTTTGTTAATGCTGCAAGATCAAGGAACTAGCGCAGCGTACTATATGCCAACCTATGACTTGTTAAAGTTAAGAGCGTTTGCTGGCATAGAGGAAGAGTTGCGAAAACTCAACAGACCTTTTGAGAGCAATCGCGCAGACTTTTCTATCAAGGTGATTGGTTACGGCACAATAATATTGAGGTCTTATGACAATCCAGAGCGCATTGTGGCTTACGAAGTTGCTCATTCTATCGTAGACGAACTAGACACCCTGCCAAGAGTCAAAGCGGAATTGGTATGGCGTAAAATTACAGAGCGTAATAGACAAAAATGTAAACACCCGCAAGGAAATACCGTAGGCTGCGTCAGCACTCCAGACCAAGGTTACAGTGGCTTTATCTACAAAAGATGGTTCAAACAGGCTACAGAGCACCATGAGGTTATAAAAGCACCAACGGCTAGCAACCCTTATTTGCCAGCAGGGTATATAGAACAAATTAGACAAAATTATGACGCTGTTTTGGCTGACCTATACCTCAATGGCGAAATTGTCAGCTTACAACAAAACAAGGTTTATCATTTCTTTGATAGATTTGACCACCATACTGATAGAATTTTATATCCAGAAGATAAAGAAATAATGGTCGGCGTTGATTTCAATGTTGGCGGTTGTTGCGCTGTCGTTAGTGTTGTTGAGGAAGGAAACCCAATAACCGTTAGTGAGTTTGTTAGTCACGATACTAGAGATTTTTGCCAACGCCTTGATAAATATAGGGAAGATGATCGAAGAATAGTCGTTTACCCAGATGCAAGCGGGTCATCACAAAGGACTAATGCAAGTCTGTCAGATATTGATATAATCAGGGAGGCTGGCTTTGCCGTAGACACACCAAGACATAACCCACCTATTAGGGATAGAGTGAACGCAGTTAATGGTCTTTTAAGTCATAGCAAATGGCTAGTCAATACAGAGAACTGCCCAAATCTAACAGAGTCGCTTGAGGCGCAAGGTTATGATATTAAAGGGCAACCAGAAAAGTTTAGTGAACATCCCGCAATAGACGATTGGGTCGACGCAGCGGGTTACTTTATCCATAGAAGATGGTCACTGGGTCGACTAGCCTTCCAAACAGATATAGGTTTCTCACCATGATTGATTTTCAACACCCCAAGTACAAAGAAAACAAAGACAAATGGAAACTAATACACGACATTTGTGCAGCAAAAGATTTAAAAGAATACCTCGTAAAAATAAACTCAACAGACAACTCTGTTCATGCCAAAAATCGCAGAGATCAATTTTTTAAAAGAAGTGTTTTTTATAGTATCGCTGGTTATACGGCTCAAGGATTTTTAGGCAAAGCGTTTAGTGAGCCTGCCAAGTGTGAAGTGCCGGAAAACCTAGATTACATCAAATATGATATAGACGGCGCTGGGGTTTCTATTTATCAACAGTGCCAAGAGGTTTTTAAAGATGTAGTCGAGGTTGGTAGAGCTGGCTTGTTGGTGGATTTCCCGCAGGTAGAAGGTGATGTATCAAGGCAAGATATGATAGATGGTCGTATTGCGGCGACTGTTACTAGGTTTCAAGCTGAACAAATTACAAATTGGCAAGTTAAAAAAATAGGCTCAAGAATGAAGCCTGTCTTAATCGTTCTGCAATCAACAGACCATGAAATGCATGATGATGGCTTTGGGTTTGAAGAAGTGCCGATTTATATTGAGCTGCGATTAGAAGAAGAAGGTTATATACAAAGGGAGTATAGAAAAGAAAAGCATAGTGACAAGTGGTTTGTTCACAGCGAAGTTACGCCAGTAAATGCAAGCGGTCAACGATTAGATTTTATTCCTTTTGTATTCGTCGGTTCGCAAGCTAACACGCCAAAAGTAGACTTTGCTCCAATGTATGATATAGCGAAAATAAACATTGGACATTACAACAACTCAGCAATTTATGAGGATTCTGTTTTTACGGTAGGTCAAGTGCAGCCTTATATGACAGGCTTGTCAACAGATCATGTAGATGAGCTAAAAAAAGCTGGAATGTTTATCGGTTCTGGAACGCTTATGGCTGTTCCATCTGGCGAAAGTTTTGGCTTTGCGCAAGCTGATCCTAACAGTCTTGCTAGAGAAGCAATGATGGACAAAATACAAATGATGATTGGTTTGGGCGCTATGTTCTTAACGCCGAACGGTGTAGCAAAAACAGCGACACAAGTTGACGGAGAGCTAATGGCCCAACACAGCATTTTAAGTTTAATTTCTGCGAATGTTAGTGACGCTTATGACCAAGCATTAGAATTCGTGCAGTTGTTTATGGGTGGCACTGAGCCAGCAACCTTGTATATCAATCAAGAGTTTGTAAAACCAAACGCATCAGCTCAAGACATAACAGCAATGGTCTCATCATTCTTGCAGGGTGCTTTACCAATTAGTGATTTGTTCGAGTGGCAACAACGACACGGCTTGGTAGACAAAGAAAAGTCTCTGGAAGATTACAGTCAAGAGTTAAGTGGCAATGCTGACTTTGCGGTACTGGAAGAAGAGTAATGCCAGAGAGTCCAGAAGAGTTAACTGAAATAGCTACGCGCCATCAAGTTTATCTTGAAGGTCTAAAAACTCACGAAACAAAAAAAGCAGAAAAGTTTTTAAACGAAATAAACAAGATTGTTTCTATAAAGTTGGCTGGCAAAGATTTAACGGATTATTCTCGTATTCGCCTAAACAAGCTATTGAAGTCTATTAGAGCAGACTTAAAGATTGTGTCTGGTGAGTACGCCGCAATGATGGCGAAAGAATCAGTAGACATTGCGAAATATGAGCGCAGCTTTGAATTGAAGTCATTAGGGCAAGTAGTAGCTTATGATTTTGTGGTTCCTACGGCCTCACAGCTACGGACAGCAATTTTTGAAAACCCTTTAACCATTAGCGGGGCTGACAACGGAAAGATGCTTAAGCCGTTTCTCCGTGATGTTAGTAATCGCAGCGCGGAACAAATCGCTGGCATTATCCAAGCTGGTTACTACGAAGGACAAACTACTCCCCAAATAATAAAAAACATCAAAGGGACTAGGGGCGCTCGTTACACTGACGGTGCTTTATTCAGAATTAATAGGGCGCTAGGGGTTGCAACTAGAACGGCGGTTCAACACGCAGCGGTTCAGGCTAGAGAGCAGGTTTGGCAAAACAACAAAGACATTGTTAAAAAGGTTCGCTGGGTTAGCACATTAGACGGTCGTACTTCTGCGGTTTGCAGGTCGCTGGATGGGCGAGAGTTTCCTGTCGACAAAGGCATAAGACCACCAGCGCACCCGAATTGTCGCAGCACAGTTGTAGCCGTACTTGATAGTCGCTTTGATGCTTTGGACAGAGGAGCTACAAGAAAAGCAAGGTCTAGAAATGCACAAGGCGAAAGTGTTGTCCAAAATGTTTCTGCAAAAGAAACTTATTACTCTTGGTTAAAAAGACAGCCAGCAGCATTTCAGGCGTCTGTAATCGGGGAAAGTAGAGCTAAACTTTTAAGGAATGGGGGAATGTCTGCGGATAGGTTTTCAGAATTACAACTAAGCAGTAACTTCAAAGAAATGACTCTAGCCGATTTAAACCAGCTAGAGCCACAAGCTTTCCAAAAAGCTAATATATAGCAGAATCCCCTTGTTTCAATTCTTCTCGGGGAACCTTGTACTCTTCCGGCAAGTCTTCGTCTTTATAGATTAGGGCTATGGTTTGCTCCATAGTTAGGGATATACCCATATTGTCAGACCTATAAAGCATAATTGCTCGTAACATTTTCTTAGATTCGTGGCTTACTTGGTTTCTAAGAGTTGTTTTCACTTTTTTACCGCTTTTCTTATATTTAAACTCACTCATACGTAGTCTCCTTATTAAAAGTAAAGCTATTATAAATAATAATATTTATAAATGTAAAGCATTATTTTATAAATATTCTCCTATCTCATGGAGTCGGTTACTGTGTTTTCGTCAATGTGCGCACCATCTCTTTGCAGGCAGAGTATGGCTTCTTTCTTGCTCTCAAAACCGCAGCAATGTTGATCATCATAATCAAGCACTTGCATATCGGTTCCTTTAAATCGGTAAACAGGGTCGGCAATGCGCCATTTGCACCAAGCGGGAGATTCTCCGTTAGTCCACACCATAACGGTTACTGTGGGCTTGACGTTCTCAGTATCAGTAACGGTAACTTCGTATTCACCTATTAACTTCCCCTTCCTGCTTTTAGTTGTATATCTCATTCCTGCTCTCCGTTATTTAATATAAAGCCATTATAAAGTTATTTATTTATATATGTAAAGCATTATTTTATATTTTTTATACATAAAAACAGAGAAAATTAAGACCTTCATCAAGGTGTCTTAATATGCTTGAAATCGGCGCAGCCATAGCGACAGCTACAGGCGCATTAAAATTAGTTGAGCAAGGCTTAAAAACTGGTAAAAGTGTTGGCGAAATGCTGCCTAGCTTTGAAAGATTTTTTAACGCAAAAGACGATATAGCCCTAGCTCAAGAAGAAGTAAACAATCCCTCATTCGCTACAAAAACGCTGAAAAACGAGACTATTAACGCTTATGCTTTGAGAATTGCAACGGCAAACAAAGACGCTAGAGAGATGGAAAAAAGACTTAGAGAAGTTTTTATTTATTCTGGCAATGAGGATGTTTACAAAGAAATGTTGAGACATAGAAAAGCAGAACGAAGAAGAAGAATGGAAGCAGCGAGAGCAGCAATGGCTAGAAAAAGATTTATACAAGACATGACTTTGTTGGCTGCTATCGTTGTAGCAGGCATTATAGGTTTTGCTGGATTGCTCTATATGCTAATGAATTGATGAGCATTGTTTAACGTATGTTGCTTATTTTTTTTCTTGACACTAAAATACTCTAGTCGCTAACAGGGTTAGCATTATCTCGGAGAGATTATATGATTGAGTACGAGCGCGAGAGCATTGAAGATTTAGCAGAGAGCGTACAAGAACTTTACGAAAAAGACGGCGATAAATTTAAACTAAAAATAGACGGATTGCCGAAGCCAGAAAAAGAAGATGTTAGTGGACTGAAAGCAAAAGTCGATGAACTACTAACAGAGGCTAAGAAGGCTAAAGCAAAAGCAAGAGAAGCAGCAGAAGAGGCTGAACAAGCCAAGGTTGATGCTGCTAAAAAAGGGAATGACACGGAAGCACTAGACAACTCTTGGAAGGCTAAATATTCCAGTAGAGAAACAGAGCTTCAAGAGCAGATTGATAGTCTAACAAATACAGTTGTTAGTTTGACATCAGGCCAAACAGCTACAGAGATAGCCTCTGAAATCGCTATACAAGGATCGGCACAGGTTTTGTTGCCACACATTGAAAAGCGATTAAAAACAGAGCATAGAGATGGCAAGCCGCAAACAATCGTTTTAGACGATAAAGGGCAACCGTCAGCTATGACTGTAGACGAATTGAAAACGGAATTTCAAAATGACGCAGCGTTTGCTCCGTTGATTGTAGGAACTAAGGCCAATGGCGCGGGGCGTACTGGCGGGAAGGAAAGTGGCGGTGCTACTGACCAAGAAATAACACGCTCAGATTTTGACGCTATGAGTCAATATGAGCGTTCCAAGTACGCCAAAGGTGGCGGCAAAATTATTGACGATTGAGGTAATTGGCAATGGCTAATGTTCTAACTGACTTAGCAGCAGACATTTACACAGCAGCCGACCAAGTTGGTCGTGAGCTAGTTGGCGTAATTCCATCTGCTACTATTAACACATCTGCAACAGAAAGAGCCGCGCAAGGCGACAGCATTCGCGCAGCGGTAACAAGAGAGGTGAGTGTTGGTACTGTCTCACCATCAATGACCATTCCAGAGGGTACAGACCAAACTGTTGACAACAAGGTTATGACCTTGGACACAACTGCGTCTGTTAAGATTCCTTGGACAGGTGAAGATATTAAGCACGTTGATAATGGCGCTGGTTTTCAAACCGTTTACGGTGATCAAATCAAGCAAGCCATGAGAGCTATCACTAATCAAATTGAAAGCCAAGTGGCTGCTGATGTTGCCAAGTATGCTTCAAGAGCGAAGGGTACTGCTGGCACTACTCCATTTGGAAGCAATATTGATTTGGTTGCTGAGATTAGACAGATTCTAGTAGATAACGGATGCCCAGCTACAGACGGTCAAGTTTCTTTGGTCATGAATAGCGCGGCAGGTACAAAGCTAAGAAATTTAGCTTCTTTGCAGTCCGTTAATCAAGCTGGTGGTGACGCATTGCTCCGAAGAGGAACATTGCTTGACCTACAAGGCATGATGATTAAGGAATCTGCTGGTATTGGCACACACACAGCAGGAACAGCATCCAGCGCAACAACTGATAACGCTGGTTACGCTGCTGGAGCGACTACAATCACTCTAGCTTCCGCTGGAACTGGAACTATACTTGTTGGTGACGTTATTAGCTTTGCTGGTGACTCTAACAAGTATGTTGTTACTTCTGGTGATGCGGATGTATCTGGTGGTGGAACTATTACGATAGCGACTCCTGGACTTCAAACTGCGATTGCTTCATCTGCAACTGCGATAACAGTCGTTTCTGACTTCACAGCGAACGTAGCTTTTCACAAAAGCGCGGTTGAGGTTGGTGTGCGAGGGTTAGCGCAGCCTAGCGGTGGTGATGCTGCTGTTGACCGTTTGACAGTACAAGACCCATTCTCTGGCCTCGTTTATGACGTAGCAGCCTATAAGGGCTATAACAAAGCTATGTTTGATGTGTCCGTTCTTTATGGATACAAAGTTTGGAAGCCAGATTTCTGCGCCGTCTTGAAAGGCTAGTCATCTATCTAAGGGGGTGTAAAAACCCCCTTATCTTTTTGAGGTATAAATTATGTGGACTAAACCAACTTACGAAAATGTGCGACTTGGTTTTGAAATCACAATGTATTTCAACAATCGTTAGGAGCAGTTTGTGGCTAAAAAAGACCCTAGACTAGCTAGAGCTGGTGTGTCTGGATACAACAAGCCAAAACGTACACCGAAGCACCCAACAAAATCTCATGTGGTCGTAGCAAAAGAAGGCGACAAAATAAAAACTATCCGTTTTGGTCAACAGGGTGTTTCCGGTTCTCCGGCAAAAAAAGGCGAAAGCAAATCTGACGCAGCTAGACGTAAATCTTTTAAAGCGAGACACGCTAAAAATATAGCCAAAGGAAAAATGTCAGCGGCTTATTGGGCTAATAAGGAAAAATGGTAATGCCGATTAGAAAGTCTAAAAAAGGTTATAAGATTGATAACACTTCTGGCTACAGCAAGACTAAAAAGCAAGCCCAAAGTAGGCTCAAAGCAATTAAAGCCAATCAAAAAGGTAAGCGAAAATGACAACCATAGTGGTCGAAAATGGAACAATAGTTACAGGCGCTAATAGCTATGTGACTATGGCTGAATATATAGATTATGCCGCAAGTCTTAATGTAACTATTACGGACTTACAGATTTATAGAACGCAACTCATTAAGGCTGCGCAGTTTATAGATGGGCTGGAAAATGTTTTAAAAGGCGACACTGTCGAAAAGACTCAACCTATGGCTTTTCCAAGGAACAACTTAACAGATATAAACGGCTGGTCTTGGGACAACGATGAAATACCAACCGTGTTAAAACAAGCTCAAATGTCTTTAGCTATTGATATTAATGACGGTGAAGATTTGTGGAATTTATCGCAAAGCGGAGCTACAGGCATTAAAAGAGAAAAAGTAGATGGTGCTGTAGAGGTAGAGTATGCGGTTTCTGAAACAGGTCGATTGCCCTATAACAGTAGAAGCCAAGCCTTGCTAATGTCTTTAATGAGATACAACGGTCTAGGTATTCCTTTGGTAATGTCATGAGCGCAGCCTTTTATACAAGCATGGCAGCGACAGCAGCCAAGCTATTAAAAAAATTTGGAATGGAAATAACAATAAAGCGCACTACTGGTGACAGCGTTAATCCTGTAACTGGTGCGGTAACTGCGGGAACGACAACAACATACACACCAAATGGATTAGTGCAAAGATATAGAAACGATCAAATTGATGGAACTAGAATAATGTCATCAGACAGGCTTGTTATTGTCGATAACACAATAGAGCCACTAACTACTGATGAGATTGTTTTGTCTGGTCAAGATTGGACTATCGTAAATGTTGAAGAGGCCAAGCCTGCAACGGTGGGCGTTGTTTACTTCATACAAGCGAGGAAATAATGGCTAGAGTTGATATTTCACAATGGGCCAAAAAAGCTGAACTTAGTTTAGAAGAAGCAGCTAGGGGCATAACTCTAAAATTGTTTTCTAGCGTCATAATGGACACTAGGGTTGATACTGGTCGTATGCGAGGCAATTGGCAAGCAAGCATTGGAAGCCCAAGGGCTAACGAAACTGACAGCAAAGACCCAGCAGGCCAATCAACTGTTCAACAAATGTCTGCAACTGTTAGGTCAGGCACATTAAACATTATGACTAACAATGTTCCTTATGCTCCGTATTGGGAGCAACATGATGGGATGATTGCTAAGAACATGGCAAGAATTAACAGAATAGTGCGAGAAGAAGTAGCGAAGGCAAAATAATGAGCTTAAAAATAGATCAAGCATTTATAGAGAGCTTTATTAACGCTAATTTTGGGTTAGAAATTGCCTATCAAAATTTGCCTTATGAGCCTACGGCTAACATACCTTATGCCGAGCTTCTTAATATACCTAATGACATAACCGCACTAGACCTAAATGATACAAATGAAACAGACGGATTGTTTCGTGTCATTTTGCGTTATCCCGCTGAAACAGGGGCAATAACGCCAAAAACAAAGGCCGAAGAAATTATGGCTCATTACCGCATTGGTAGTAGTGTTTCATATTCCGGTCAATCTGCTAGAATAACCGCAGTATCTCGCCAAGCCGGACTCGTAGAGGAAAGCTGGTATGTTACTGTAATTACTATTACATATAGAGCTTTCATACAGAGGTAAATTAAAATGCCAAATTCAGCACAAACTCTAGTGGATAGTGTTATAGCTATATCGGCTTCACTACCAACTACATTTGACTCAGACGGAACTACTGGCTACCCATCCCTTACGTTCACTACAGTTGGACAAGTGACAGATTGGGCTGCTGGCGGTCAAACTTATAATATCGTTACGTCTAATCCAATCAATCAACGGTCAACTGACAAGTATAAAGGGACTTACAACAATGACGCGGACAGCATTACAGTTAACCGTGATGATGACGACGCTGGGCAAGTAATTGTATTAGCGGGTCTTTCTGCTGACGCAGATTATTCGTTTAAGGTTACTTATCAAGATGCAACAGATGATTATTTCACGGGCAAGATTGTTTCTTTCAACACTGTCGCTGGGGGCGCGGATTCATTGGTTCAAAGAACCATCCAAGTGGAGCGTACTCGGCCGACAGTTACAACCGTATAGGGGTAACTTATGGACTTGAGCACTATCGACTTAACGGCAGCAGCGGACAAAGGCGTTACAGTTACTTTGTACAACCCTGTCACTGGAGAGATTTTAGAAGATGAAGGCGGTAAAAATGTCACGATAAAAGTTTTAGGTCGAGATTCTAAAAAATGGCAAAACGTCATGAGAAGAATGGAAACCAAAAACGCACAAAAATATCGTGGTAAAACCGTTCCTCAAACAGTTGTTGAAAACAATGTTCGTGAGGCGCTAGCTGAGTGTACTGTAAGCTGGACAAATTTAGATTTCGAGGGCGAAAAGTTACCTTGTAACAAGGAAAATGCCCTCAAAATCTACACTAAAAGAGCTTGGATAGCTGAACAGGTTATCGAAGAAGTTGCAGACAGGGCAAACTACGATACAAAGTCACTAAGCAGCTAGAGGATTATGCGAGATACCTAGCTTGGCTAAATACTCGCAAGAAGGGCGCGACAGAGGTTCGTAGAAAAAGCTTAGACGAGCCTGTTATGCCTGATATACAACCATACGAGCATTTAGTTGAGTTGGCTATTGAGTGTGGGTTAGATGGAGTTTCGTGGCAAGAAGTTGAAAGTTGGCTGCGAATAACAGGTTATGAGTTGAGGCTTTGGGAAATACACCAAATTAAATTGTTCTCAATTATTTATCATAGCTCTGCGCAACAATACGAAGGCACATTGTTACCAGCACCCTACAGAGATGTCGACCAACCTAGCGGAATGACTGAGGATGCTAGGAACATTTTAAGAAATAGCAGGTTTTAATATGGTTGATGTAGCTCGGTTAGAAATACAAGCAGATTCCTCATCTGTCAAAACGGCTGGTCAAAATCTAGCTGGCTTTTCCCAAAAAGCGACATTAGCAACTAGAGCTATGAGAGTTTTGGCTCCAGTTATGGCGGCAGCGTTGTCTGCTCGACTTTTTTCCAATTTAGCTGCGCAAGCAAACGAATTCAATGCTGCTTTAGGCGAGGTGTCAACTTTGCTGACAGATGCAGCGAAGGAAATGCCGACATTAACGCAAAACGCAAAATTATTAGCTGCTCAATTTGGCGGTTCACCTACGCAACAAGCGCAAGCATTTTATCAAGCCATATCTGCTGGAGCCTCTAATGCTGTTGAAGCAACATCTATGCTTACAGCAGCTAACAAGCTAGCTATAGGGGGCGTGACAGACGTTACAACCGCCGTTGATGGTTTAACCAGTATAGTTAATGCCTTTGGCCTAGAGGCTAACCAAGCTGCTGACGTTAGTGATGCAATGTTTACGGCAATGAGAGCCGGAAAAACTACAGTAGGCGAATTGTCAGGCAATGTTGGTAAAGTTGCAGCATTAGCTTCAACTGCTGGCTTGTCATTCCAAGAATTGTTAGGAGCAACGAGCGCATTAACAACTGGCGGTGTTGCGACAAGCGAAGCAATGACAGGTTTAAAGGCTGCGCTAACGAACATATTAAAGCCTTCCGGCGAAGCTAAAAAAATATCAGAAGCATTAGGGTTGCAGTTTGATATGCAATCTATTCAAGCCAAAGGATTGCAACAATTCCTAAAAGATTTAGTAGACCAAACCGCAGGCAATCAAGAGGCTATGCTAGGTTTGTTCGGCAGCACAGAGGCGTTGAACGCTGTGTTTGCCTTAACAGGGTCACAGGCTGAAACTTTTGACAACATTATGGAAGATATGGGCAAGTCATTAGGTCAGACAGATTTAGCTTTTTCAAAAATGTCTAACACCATGACTCAAAAGCTAGAAGTTTTAAAAGGAAAATTCGCAGCAACCGCCGTAGAGGTTGGAAATTTTGTGGTAAAAGCGACAGAGCCAATAGTAGACCACTTAAATGCAAACTTTGATGCTTACACGAAATATTGGAGCGATTTAAAACATCAAGCGGGAATAATGCTAGAGCAAATATGGAAAATTTGGTCTCCATTTTTTAAAAATATAGCTGACGGATTTAAGGCAGCTTTAGATTTTATAATTAATCTGTTTACTCCTTTTGTTAGAAGGTTTGTAGATTTTGTCAGACGGCTGGCTACGCCAATTTATGAGTTTTTTAAAGGAATCGTAACTGGCGCAGAGTCAGCTATGCGAGCTTTTATAAACAACTTTAGAACTGGTTTTTCAAAAGCGCAAGAATTCGTAGAAAGAACAAAACTTAAAATAGTCGATTTTTATGAAACCATGAAAATTAGAGCTATGTCCTTGATTGACAGCCAAGAAGAAACAGAGCGAAAACTAGCAGAGCTAGATGAGCAAAGAAAACAATCTTTAAGGGAGCTAACAAATCAATTTGAATCTCAAAGAGAAGCAATAGTTTTAGTCTCGGAAGAAGCAAAAGTTTTTAATGGCATATTCAATATTTTAGAGGACACAACTGTCGCGGTTAAAGACGGCATAGTAGGTTTGGGCAACGCAACATTAACGCTAAAAAATGGTTTGGTTGATGTGGCTGCTCAAACAGCGCGATTTGAAGCGGGGCAAATTGCTGCCGCTCAATCTGTCGGCGTTTTAAAAAATCAAGTAACAGAACAAAATGACAGCGTTATAAATTTGGTAGACCAATTTGACCTTATGGCTAAACCTACAAGCGGTTTTAGAATGGTTACTCAGGAAATGGAAACCCAAGCCATAAGAAGCGCAGAGGTAAGCAAGCAGTTAGAGCTAGTAGCTGAATCAACTGCCAAAGTTTCTGTAGAGCAAGCTACGCTCAACACGTTTGTTGAAAACACGCAAACAAGTTTTGCTGACTTAATTAAAGAAACGCTAGACAGTGGTAAGTTAAATTTTAAGAGCTTTTTTGAATCTATCAAAGAAGGCTGGAAAAATATGGTTGCTGAAATAGCTGCTAAAAAGCTAATGGACGCAATCTTTGGAACTGGCGGTATAGATGGCTTTATGAGCACCATTACAGGCGCTCTCGGCAGCATAGGCAGCAAAATAACATCAACCCTAGGCAATGTGTTAGGTATTGGAGGAGGTAGTGCTGCTGGCGCTGCTGCTTCATCTGCTGCTGGGGGAGCTGCTGGTACTTCTGCCGCTACAGCCGCAGCCGGAGGCGCTGCTGGCGGGGGATTAATGGCTGGTGGAAAAGCTGCTTTAGCTACTGCTGGAACTGCCATAAAAGCTGTCGGAGCAAAAGCATTAGCTTTAGCAACAAATCCTCTCACTCTTGGCATAGCTGGCGCAGCTCTATTGGCTGACTCTTTGGATGATAGCGGGACTATGTCTAGTAATGCTGGAATGTTAACCACTCCTGTAGGTGACGGCACTGGTCAATTTGATATAGCAAAATTTGCTAGTGGTGCTCAATTCACTGGATTTACTAGAAGAAAAACAGAAGGAGAGGCTAACAATGTTATTGACACTTTTAGAACATTAGACAATACGCTAACAAATATAGCGACTGCTGCTGGTCTTGATGTTAACTTGAGCGCATCCAACTTTATTGGCAGAAATGAAAAGGGTAAAGGAACTGGTGCGTTTTTTGGTTTAGCAGACGAAGATGGAGGCAGCGCAGGAGATTCTTTAGATTCTCAATTAACTGATTACTCAAAAAGGTGGTTGACGTTAGTTGCTGGTCAAAACCAAGTAAACAAAGCAGACTTAGACTCGCTGCTAGCCTTGGGTAGTCATACGGCTATCGTTGATGCTGTAACAGCAGAAGCAAAGCGTAGAAATTTGATTGACGGCAGCCATGCGGGGGGTGTAAATAGCATCCCTTATGATGGTTATATTGCAGAGTTACACAAAGGCGAAAGAGTACAAACAGCAGCAGAATCAAAAAGATCAGATTTTATGGTTGCAGAAATGAGCACTCTAAGAGGAAATCTGAATGAGCTTATGCTTGTTGTTGCGAAAGCTGTCAATAAGACGGCAAGAATAGAGTCAAGATGGGATATAGACGGTCTGCCACCAACTAGGACTTAATAGTGAAATTAATAAAATCGCAAGCAGTTACAGACACAACTCTCACATCTAGCTCAGTTCCAGAGAATGATTACGCTGCGTGGAGTAGTGCGACAACTTACGCAGACGGTGATTACGTTATTGTTACAACTCCTAACATTCATAAAATTTATAAATCAAAACAAAACAGTAATACGAATAATGACCCAGTAACAGATACAACTAACACTTACTGGTCAGACGAAGGTAGCACTAATCGCTGGAAAATGTTTAATCAAACTATTCAGCAACAAACCTCTAAGGCTGGTGGTTTTGATGTTCGTATTACAGCGGGTCAAATAGTAAATGGGTTGTCGGTGGTCAATGTTGACACTCAATCAATAACCGTTGAAATGGTAGACCCCTCAGAAGGAACTGTTTTTAATCAAACCTACAGCATGGTTTCTGACTCCGGTATACAAAGCTGGTATGACTACTTTTTCACACCAATTACTAGAGACAGCGATTTGGCAATATTAGGTCTGCCAAATTATGCAAACGCCTATATAGATGTAACTTTCACAGACACAGGAACCGCTAAATGCGGAGCGTTAGTTTTGGGAACGGTTGAAACAATAGGTGATTCACAGTATGGGGCTAGTTTTGGTATTATTGATTATTCGCAAAAAACTACTGATAGCGCAGGAAATGTAACCATCACGGCTGGCAGGTATAGCGATACAGCAGATGTTGATGTCATTATTCAAACTGGTCGTTTTGCGCAGGTGAAGAAAATACTAACTGATGTAAGAACAACGCCTAGCGTTTGGATTACAGAAGAAAATACAGATGGTACGATAATTTACGGATACTTTAGGGAGTTTAGTATTTTAATGACTAACCCAACGGTATCATTAACTACATTGTCTATTGAGGGCTTAACATAATGACTGTCCCAGCAATAACTCCATTGCCTACAGCGCCAGCAAGAACGGATGCTCCGGCAACATTTAATAGTAGAGCTGATGCTTTTCTAGGAGCAATGTATTCACCGTTTTCTACAGAAATGAACGCATCAATAACAGCGTTCAATACTGACTTTACTACAGTAAATACTAACGCTACAGCGGCTCAAACATCAGCTACCAACGCAGCAACCTCCGAAACCAACGCCGGAAATAGCGCCACAGCAGCCGCGACCTCCGAAACGAACGCTGCCTCATCTGCTGCTTCTGCCGAAGCAAATTGGGATTTGTTTGATGACACTTTTTTAGGTTCAAAATCATCCGACCCTACCGTCAACAATGATGGCGACCCTCTTACTACTGGGTCAATGTATTGGAATAGTACATCAAATGCGCTGCGAATATACAATGGTGCAAGCTGGCAAAACACAGCAGCTATTACAACTAGCGTCACAGTAGGTCAAATTACAGACCTTGGAACCAATGTAGGGACATTTTTACAAACTCCATCAAGTGCAAATCTAGCAGCAGCGGTAACAGACGAAACAGGCTCGGGGGCTTTGGTTTTTGGAACATCACCAACGCTAACAACTCCTGATATTGGTACGCCTTCGTCAGCAACCTTGACAAACGCGACAGGCTTGCCACTTACCACAGGGGTAACAGGCGAGCTAAGTTTTGCTAACGGCGGCTCTGGGGCTATAACGCCACTATTAAAGGGTGTTAGCTATACGGCTGTAAATCGTGACTATGTTGGCGTTACTGCTGGAGGTATTACAGTAACTTTACCAGCAAGTCCTACGGCTGGAGATACGGTTTCTGTCAAAGACATGACAGGCGCAGCCGCGACTACCAATTTTACAGTTGCTAGAAACGGCTCTAATATAGCGGGGTCAAATACAGACCTAACATTCGATAAGAATTGGGCTGAAATAGTTTTAACCTATGTTGATGCAACGGTGGGCTGGAGTGTATGACAAATCTATCAGAGTTACTTCCTGCGGGAGGTGGACAAAATAACGTAGATTTTACGGCTGATTCTACAGGCGTTAATTCAGGAAAACCTTGCATAATAAATAGTGACGGCACTATATCCGAAGTCGCTATGTCAGCATTGACTAATTATGGATTAGACCAATCATCAAACGCACTTATAGCTGCTGGTAATGTTAGCGGTAATATGGGTCAAATGGTCTATGTTAGAAAAGAAGATAGATATTATTTTTTCTGGGGCTATTCAGCACAAATTAAATATGTCTCATTTACTGTTAATGATGCTGGTTCTTTTTCTATATCAGGAATAGGCACTGGCCCATCTAATTTATACAGCAATAAATACATCAGTTTCTGTTATGACCATCACACAGGAAGAGGTGCATATACCTATAATTACCAATACAGTGGATATAGCAGCTCTCAACTTTATTACGGAACGCTAGACTTTAGTAATGGAAGTGTAACTTTTGGAAGTGCGCAATCTGGTAATTATTATTCAATAGGCGGTTATTGTTGCTCTGATAATAAAGGCAATATTTTATTCGTTTATGAGCAATATCCGAATAATTATCCTTATGTATTTTCAGCCGTTTTGCCGTCATCAGGAGGCCTTACTAATATTAGTGGTGAAAATAATTTAGAGTATAACGGTGGGTACTGGCATACTAACTACCATACAGAATACATACCGCCGGAAGATAAATTTCAGGTTGTACATTCAAATAGCAGCAATGTTGGCAGAACTACTTTTGTTACTTTAACAGGTGCAGGTAGCACACCTACAGTGGGTAGTGCTGGAAACATTTGGAGTAGTAGTGAACCTACAGGACATTTGCCGTATTTATCGTATGACCCTGTAAGCACTTATATGCTTTTTATTTATAATAATCCCTCTAACTATCCGGCTGGAGTATTAGGGTATACAAATTATTCATATTGGAGTCCGCAAGGACAGACAGTAATAGAAAGCACTACAACAAGCAGCAATTCATATACAAAAGATGTAAAAGCTCATGAAAGTGGCAATGTCGCATTTTCATACGAAAGAAGCACAAACACTCAGCCTAGTAGAGTAAAAATAGCAACATTTACTCATGGCTCTACTTCTTTCAACTGGCAGGCAGGTCCATGGAATTTATATTCTGACGCTACAGCAACAACAGTAAGATTGGGCGCAGGTATAGGAAATGGTAGAATGGCGTATGCTGCCTGCATGGACAATTATCAATATTCTACAGCGTTTCCAAGTAACAATATGGGTAAAGCGGGATTGATAAAAATGCCAGCAAGCAATAAAGACGGCACTAATCTTTTAGGGCTAGCTGCTGGTGCTATAGGTGCGGGACAAAGTGGTACAGTTAATATCTGGGGTTCGCGCAACGAGGTACAAACAGGACTAACGGCAGGAAGTGATTATTATGTACAAGGTGATGGAACCATATCGACAGATAGCACATCATCATCAGCAGAATTGATAGGTCAAGCTATATCTACCACACAAATAAACATTCGGGATTATAACAAGTGACAAATCTTAGTGAGCTGTTTCCTGCGGGCGCTGGTAAAGAGGTAGATTTTACAGTCCAGCAAAATAACACGACTACCACTTATGCCGTAACGGTTTCAGGTAGTGATTTTTATATTGATGGCACACAACAGCCAACATTGACACTTACAGAGGGAAGCACTTATAAATTTGACCAAGCAGATAGTACAAACAGCACACACCCTTTAAGGTTTTCTACTACATCAGACGGAACGCATGGCGGTGGAAGCGAGTACACTAGCGGTGTTACTACTAATGGAACGGCAGGTAGTAGCGGCGCATACACACAAATAGTCGTACCTGTAGGTGCTCCAACACTATATTATTATTGCTCTGCACATAGCGGAATGGGTGGCACGTTAAATATAGTGCAGCCAGCTGATAATATTTCACAAAATGGCAAAGCGGTTGTTTTAAATTCTGACGGTACTGTTACAGGCATTAGAGAATATGAGGTAACTGAGGCTTGGCATAACGGCACTCAAATGACAAGTTATGATGTCACTAATGAGGTGCTAGATGTTCAATACAGCCGTT